CGCCACCGCCCTCATGCGTGCGGGCGAAGTGGTCCCGCCCGAATTCGAGAAGATCAACGCGCTCGCGATACGTCTCGGCGATCGATTGCCGGGAACGACCGCGGATTTCCAGGACATGATGACCATGCTTTCCCGGCAGGGTATCGCGTCTCACATGATTCTGGGCGGCATGGGCGAAGCCACCGCCTACCTCGCGGTGCAGCTCAAGAAGGCGCCGGCCGAGGCGGCCGAGTTCACCGCGAAGTTGCAGGATGCGACACGCACGGCCGAAAGGGACATGCTGTCGCTGACCGACGTGATCCAGCGCGCCTACATGCTGGGCCTCGAGGACGACAACATGCTGCAAGGCTTCGCCAAGCTCGGGCCTGCGATGGATATGATCAAGATGAAGGGCCTCGAGGGCGCAAAGGCATTGGCTCCCTTACTCGTCATGGCCGACCAAGCCGGCATGACCGACGGCGGCTCCGTCGGCAATGCATACCGCAAGGTGTTTCAACTCGGCATGGATGCGACGCGAGTCAATAAGGCGAACAAGCTGCTGGAGCCCCGACTACAGCTGGACTTCACGGATGGCAAGGGCGAATTCGGCGGTCTGGAGCACATGTTCGGCCAACTCAAGAAGCTCAGGAGTCTTTCGACGCAAACCAAGGGCAGCGTACTGAAGACCCTTTTCGGCGATGACGCCGAGACGCTCCAAGTTGTCGCGCTGATGATCGAAAAAGGCAAAGGTGGCTATGACGAAGTTCTCGCCAAGATGGCGGTACAGGCCTCGATACAGGAGCGCGTGAAAAGGAGCCTCGGCACCCTTTCCGCCCAATGGGACGCCGCGACCGGCACGTTCACGAACGGGCTCGCAGCCATTGGCGAGGCGATCGCACCGGACGTGAAGCGGGTCGTCGATTGGTTCGGCACTCTGTCACAGCGCATGAGCGAGTGGGCGCGAGAGAATCCGCGAACCGCCAATGGCCTCATGAAAGTTGTCGGTGCCCTCGGCTTGCTGCTCGCGACTGGCGGCGCACTGACGATGACGCTCGCCGCTGTCCTCGGTCCCCTCGCGATTGTGAAATTCAGCATGGTGGCCCTCGGCATCCACGGGACAAGCCTCGCACTCGTTCTGCGAACCGGCGCCGCGGCATGGCGGGCCTTCGGCGTGGCGGCCATGTTTGCCAGTCGTGCCGGGCTCATGAACCCAATTGGGCTTGCGATCGTCGCGACCGTGGCCGCTGCCGTCGGAGCCGCCTACCTTTTGCGGCGCCATTGGGAGCCGATCACGGCATTCTTCGGGGACGTTTGGCGCACCGTGCGCGGATCGTTTGACGCGGGCCTTGCCGCCGTTGGCGCGCTGATTCTCGACTGGTCTCCTATGGGCTTGTTCCACCGGGTGTTCGCCGCCGTGATGTCGTGGTTCGGCTTCGATCTCCCAGCGACATTCTCGAAGTTCGGTGTGAACCTGGTGCAGGGTCTCGTCAACGGCATTACGAGCAGCCTAGGCGCGGTTAAGGACGCGATCTCTCGCGTCGCAACCCACACGGTCGAGTGGTTCAAGGAGAAGCTTGGCATCCGCAGCCCGAGCCGGGTATTCGGCGAACTCGGCAGCTTTATCGGCGAAGGCGCGGCACTCGGCGTGGAAAGCCAGCAGAAGCGCGTCGCACGCGCGGCAATGGCCCTCGCCGCAGCGGCGACAACGTCCTTCGGCTCGCCCGCGCTCGCAGCGAATGCGAAGCTCGCCAAGCCCGCCGGTGTGCCGCTTGTCCGCTCCAGCGTACCGATCGACAGCCGCCCGCCGCTCGCAGCGGCACCCGGGCGCCCCAGCGCCTACGGTGCCCCGTCGCAGATCGTCATCAACATTTATCCTGCTCCCGGCGAGGATCCGACCGCCATCGCGCAGGCAGTTCGAACCGAGCTCGATCGGCGCGAGCGCGCAAAGCAATCGCGCCTCGCTTCCAGCTTGTCAGATCGAACCAGTTAACGAGGAGCACGGCCCATGATGATGTCGCTCGATCAGTTCGTCTTCAGCTTGACGACGGTTCCATACAAGGAACTGCAACGCCAACGCACCTGGAAGCACCGTACCAACTCGCGCGTCGGTGCGCGCGACGCGAGCCAGTTCACCGGCGCGGGCGACGATCTGATTACGCTAAGCGGAATGATCGCCCCCGATAACTCGATCGGCTCCATTGCCTCGATCGATGCGTTGGCACGGATGGGCGATGACGGCGAGGCCTACGTGCTTGTCGATGGCATCGGTAATGTCTATGGGGCGTTCGTGATCGAGGGCCTCGAGGAGACGGCGACTTTCCACACGAAAGAAGGCATCCCGCGCAAGATCGAATTCAATCTGAAGTTGAAACGCGTGGACGATAGCGCCCTGTCGGCTGTGCGGAATGCGGGATTGTCATGACCGAGCGCGCCGTCAAAGCCGACAGACACACGCGCGGCGGCCGCATTCAACCTCAGCCCGCGTATCGCATCACCCTTGAGGGGCGCGACCTGTCGCCGCTGATCGCTCCCGACCTCATCAGCCTCTCGCTGTCCGAATCCCGCGCCGAAGAGGCCGACACACTCGATATCGTGCTCGACGATTCGCGGAACACGTTCGCGATACCGAAGCGCGGAGCGAATATCTGTGTGGCGATCGGATGGGTCGGTACACCGCTCGTCGATAAAGGGACGTTCACCGTCGACGAGGTCGAACACAGCGGCGCCCCGGATATCCTCACCATTCGCGCGCGCTCGGCCTCGATGACGAACGCGATGAACGAGCGGCGTGAGCATAGCTGGCACGGGCAGACGTTAGGCTCGATCGTGCGCGCCATCGCGGGCCGGCACTCCCTGAAAGCGGCCGTGGCCGACGCATTGGCGGCAGTCGCGATCTCGCATATCGATCAGACGCACGAATCGGATATGTCGTTTCTGACGCGTCTCGCGAGGCGCTACGACGCCGTGATGAACGTGAAGGATCTGAATCTGCTGTTCATGCCGATCGGGACCGGCAAGAGCGTCAGCGGCAAGCCGCTCGAAGTGCTGGAGCTGAAGCGCTCGAGCGGTAACCAACACCGCTACCACATCGCGCAGCGCGAAAGCTATTCGGCAGTGCGCGCGCACTACCACTCGAACGGCAAGGCAAAGCGCGAGTCGGTCCTCGTCGGCAGCGAGGACTACAAGGCCGTGAAAGTGCTGCCCGAAGACTATGCGACCGAAGCCGAGGCGCGCGCGGCGGCGCAAGCCGAGTACGCGCGCGCGCAGCGCCGCCAGGCGACGATGAGCTACACGCTCGCCCTCGGTCGTCCCGAGCTTTACCCGGAGATGCCCGTCGTCGTATCGGGCTTCAAGCCGGAGATTGAGTCGACGCCGTGGCTCGTGAAGAAGGCGACGCACACGATCGGCGAAGGCGGATTCACGACGGCGCTCGAGCTCGAGATGCGCGAGGATCCGACGACCACTCGGCACCGCTCGCATTTCAGGAAACGCGGGTAAGGGACCTGCGGGCTATGTTCGAGGCGGGAAATAGTAACGCTTGACGTTAATAACGTGTAGCGTTACCATGCAAGCCATGATCACATCGTTCAAATGCCGCGATACCGAAGCGCTCTTCAACGGCAAGCGGGTTGCCCGCTTCGTCAACATCGAGGGCGTGGCCATGCGCAAGTTGCAGCAGTTGCACGCTGCGGCGGATCTGAACTTCTTGAAGACCCCTCCGGGCAACCAATTGGAGGCCCTTAAGCGGGATCGGGTCGGCCAGTACAGCATCCGCATCAACGGCCAGTGGCGCGTATGCTTCGGGTTCGCGAACGGCAATGCTACGGATGTGGAAATCGTCGACTACCACTAACCCCCATCACCAGGAGAAACCTATGGCACGGGAAGTTCCGCTGGCGACGCCCGGCGAGATTCTGGCGCTCGAATGGCTTGGGCCGATGGGCATTTCGCAATATGCCCTCGCCAAGGCTATCGACGTGCCGCCGCGTCGCATCAACGAAATCATCAAGCACGGCCGAGCCATCACGGCCGATACGGCTGTGCGGTTGGGCGCCTTCTTCGGCGTCGATCCGCAAAGCTGGATGAACCTTCAGACGCACTACGACACCGAGATGGCGAAGGAGCGGATTGGCGAAGAGAAGATTGCAGAGATCCGACAACACGCTGTGGCGGCTTGACATTCGCTGCCATACGCATAACAAGCCTCCAGATTCGGCGCAGGCCGTCGGGCCACGACCGCACGCGAAACCCAGAGCGATTTCAAACGCGTTCGGAGCCGGCGCGTGACCCGCTAGCAGTCCCGCGCGTTCGTGCCGGAGACAAGCGCCTCAGCACGAACGCGGCGGCGCAAGCCGAGTCCGCGCACGCAGCGCAGTGAGCTTGCCCCCAAAAAACGAATCCCTTGCTGAGCGTTTAAACTCAAGCAAGGAGAGTCAAGATGACGAGCAAGGCAAAGCGAGCGCGCTACACGCTCGAGTTCAAGTTG